TGCTGTTGTAGCTGTAACACCGTCAAGGATGTTTAACTCAGCAGTAGTAGAGGTTACACCGTCTAAGATATTTAGTTCTGCTGCTGTTGATGTAACACCATCTAGTATGTTAAGTTCTGCAGTGGTGGCTGTCACACCGTCCATGATGTTCAACTCTGCTGCAGTAGCTGAGATAGCTGTACCGTTAAAGTTGATAGCGTCTACATATGCGACACCATCTATGTACAGGTCTTTCCATTCTGCAGAGGAACTACCAATGTCACGAGTGTTATCCGCATCAGGTATTAGGTCAGCACCAAGAGTACCAGATACAATCACGTTACCTGCTAGGGTCATAGTGCCAGCAATGTTAGCTGCACCAGCTATGTTTAAGTCTTTAAACTTCTTAGAACTAGAGCCTAAGTCAATGTCGTTGTTTGTAGTAGGCTCAAGTACACCATCCTTAACTACAAACTGTTCTGTAGATGTACCACCTACATCAATGTTAAATTCTACTTGGTTATTTGTATCATCAACTACAACTTTGTTCTTAGGTATAGCAACTCCGGGGTCTCCAATCAATCCTATGACTGGACCCTCTGCTGCTGTACCATCGTGTTTGTGACCTGATGTATTTACAAATGCGGCTAGGACTTGATTAAACTCGTTGTTACTGTCGGCAGCATTGATAATATCACCGTCAGCGTAACTGGATTGTCTGGTATAACCTGCCATTAATTATCTCCTTGCGTCAGCCGCAAACTCTAGTTGAAATCCCTTGAGGGCGTATGGTGCTGATGTGCCTCTATCATTAACTCGTAGTGCTACAGCAAATCCACTACCTTCAATTGGCTGTCTAACTAATGGGTTAGACTGTCCACCGTATGTTGCAGTGCCGTATGTAGAACTACCATAAACAGCCACAACCGTAGAACTGTCAAAGGGATACGCTGCTGGTCTAGCCACATTAGGTGCTTCATAGTCGTAACGTACAAACAAATCTGCATTCACTGCTGCTTCAGGTGCGTAGTTAATAATTACACGCTGAAATGATTTGCGTAAACCTGCATCGCCCATAGTCAAGTCAGGAGAACGATACTTACCAGTTACACTATTACCATCAAAGTTATTGCCTTTTTCTTCTCTATACACATAGCCATCAAAGTCACCATGTATAACAATACTTTCACCTGTAACAACTACACTATCTGTACTGTTTGCACGTATACCCCGTATATCAGCAAACTCATAGGAATCACCTTTTCGTACACATATGATACCTTTTGTTGTTGCTCTTGGTGTATCTGCGTTACTAAAAAATATTCTGTACTGTGTCTTGTCTGGTATAACTACGCTTTCAAATTCATCAACATCTGACAAACCTTCAAAGCGTTCCTGTACTGCTCTACTAATAGTTCCAAGTTCTACGTCACCAATCTTTTCAGTACCAGCAATTGTACGTAAACCATCTGGCCCTAAGAATACAATGTCTCCTGCAAATTCTTGAATAGTAGAACCGTTAAGACATCCTATTTCTCTAGTTATTGGCTGTATAGCAAAGTCAGCTAATGCATTGCCTGTCAGTTTAAATATACGTTCTTCACAAAATATAATCAGTGCATCACGAAAGGGGAACAATCCAGTAATAGGACTATCTACATTTATTGTACCTGCACCCTGTCCCGTTTGAAAATCATTATCCGTAAACGGTGCAGTAAATACTAGAGACTGTGGTGCTGCTGACATACCAGCAAAGAACATAGAGTTCTTGTAACCTGTAACAAACTTAGGGTCTGCAGGTGCGCCAGAAGCATTAATGTCAACTACAGTATTACTAGCAGTTTTATAGTTAGATGCATGATTAGCACCATCTGCCCATATGATGTAGTCTACACCAGCAAGATTGTACCTAAAGAAAGAGTATCTACCTGCGCCTGTTCTACCTGTATCTATCTCTGTCCAGAACTGTGTAACTACTGCAGCAGTATTGTGCGCTGCTGCTGAAGTACTGTTGGCTCCTCTTGAACAACCTGTTAATGTTGTGCTAGTCTTACCTGTATAGGTAATCTGTTCTGTGCCAATTATTATAGTGCCTTGTGTACTAAAGTTAGTTGTAGATACTACAGGAATAGTTGTAACTGAATTATTAATACCCGAACTTAGTGTGGTGCTACCGTTACTGCCTTTGTATACTTTACGTCCACGTGCTGCTATCACATTGCCATCAAAGTGTGCAGACAATAATACTGGCTCACTGTCACTTTGGTCTTGCGGAACTTGATTAGCATTCCACTTTTCGTAACCAGAGATACGTCTGTACCCACCAGTAGTAGCAGGTTCAAAGTTTTCTAGTTCTAGTGCCATCCCCGGCTGCATAGCAAAGGTTGATTGGTCAAGAACCAGCCCACCCTGACACGCAAATACAAACGGATTGAGGCCAGATTCATCAGCCATTATTTAAAATCCTGCGTTAATGCCATATCCTTGTGAACGAGGGATATAGGTAGACCGTACATAATCTGCTCTATTAATCAAAAGAGTTTGCATTTGTTTTATACCATCTTCAAATCGTGCAAAGTTAATGCCATACTGTTGTGCTTCACCACGATACTGATATGCATATGCAGTTGCACCATCTACTATAACTTGTCTAAACTGTTCTGGTACTGTTGGTACATCGGTTGACGCAACTAAAAGAACAGGTTTAATAAAGTGTTCAAACTTTAATTCGTATGCTTTATCTGGATATGGATGCAGACCATAATTATTATCTGGTGTTCTAAATACAAACTTAGGCACACTGCCTATACTAGTTGTAGTCTCTTGAGAAATATATTTTTGTGTATATTCTTTATAATCTAAGATGCGTAAAGTTGTACCAGCTACAGCTAGTGTATTATCTCTACTAATACGAAATGTATCATAGTCTACAGACTGGCTAGTTGTAGGAATACTATAACGTGTTTGTCCCGCTACTAAAGTCTGTGTATGAGTTAAATGTGTAAAAGGCCAGCCAAACTCTCGCTGGTTAATATAATTAATAGAATCATTTACAGCGTTCTTACACTGCACTTGAAAACCTCTAGCCGCTGTAAAGTTAGCAGCAGTTAAGGATACCTCATTCATTCGGGCAATAACTTCATTAGTAATATCTAAGTAATCGTATGCCATAATGCATCCCTATATAAAATCAGAGATGAGGGGCAAGTTACCCTGCCCCCCACGTTAGTCTGTTATTTAAGCAAAGTCACGCTTTACTTCTTGCGCAGTCAAATCGCCTTCTTCTGTACAATCCATCAAGATAGCCCAGATACGGAAAAGACCCGTAGTCAAAGCTGTACCAGACTGAGTAGCCAGAACAAGGTCAATGGTGTCGTCTGCAACACACATTAGCGGCTGGTAAGCTGCAGCATTTTGTGCTACAGTACCTGCTGCTGTGCCTGATGCACTGTTGAAACCATCAACAAAACAATCAACATCTACGCCTGTACCTAAGTCCACAGTAGAAGTTCCTGCTGAAGTAGCAGTAACAACTTCAATGCCAGCATTCATAACCATGAAGCCTTTTTTGACAGAGATGCAAGGAATTACATCGGCTGCTGCAAGAGCAGAACCTTTGTCAGACAATGCAGTAGCAAAGTCTAGTTCCATCTCAACCATGTACGGGTTGCGACCACGTTGCGAGTTGCCACGTGCCGCTTGGAGTGTATTATCACCTAGTGCCATAATTCAATCTCCTCTACAGCAAGCAGTATTTGGCATTGACAAGACCTTCAGGACGAAGAATCTTTCTGCCATACAAATGCATACCACGGACAATATCAGCGAAGCTGTCCGGGTCGCGGTAAGTCTCAGTCTTGTTGATTTGGTCAGCAGTAGCGACTGATGAAGAATGACCAGCAACAATCATGCCAAAGTTATTAGCATTAGTTCCACCTGTAGTAGATGGACCTGTACCAATAGAAGGCAGGTTGTTAGAAACATGGACTTTAAAGCCATGCAGGTTATTCAAAATCAAACCATTCTGTAGACCAGAACCACCGAAGTCTGAATCAAACAAACGTGAGTCTTCATCTTTCAGTAGTTCAACAAACACTGGGTCGATTACCAACCAACGACCTTGTGACTCTACGTTTTGCAAGTCAAGTTGACGAGCCATACGTGCAATCACAGTCAATGGGTTAGCAACACCAGCAGTTGTTGGTACAGCTTCAGATGCGCGAGGCTTCAAGCCCACACAGTTAGCAGCGTTACCAGCATTAAAGTCAGCGGCTGTCAGCTTCATTGAAGTAAGAAGTTCATCTGTGCCAGCAGTGGCAACAGCAACAGTTCCGTTAACAATGTTGTTGACTACATTAGCGTTACCACTAATTGCAGCTTGCTTGAAACCAGTCAAGTAGCCAAGTACGTCTGCGTCAAACTGGTCAGACAAACGGTATGCAGCACGGTTGCTTGAGAGAGACTCAAAGTTAACGTGCGAATGTGCTTCCTCAATGTCGTCAACTTTAAAAGCAAAGTAGTTTGCTTTGTCAACGGTCAGTGTGAAGTCTTCATCGTCTAGGTCTTGCGGGGTAATAGTCGTACCACGCTCGTATGCTTTGACAGTAATCTCAGGTTCTTTAATGATTTTAACTGAATCACCAAAGTTTGCGATTTCTCCAAAGTAGTCGTTATTCGTAATTGCTTCACAAACAGCGGCCTTGCGGAATGCAAGCTGCACCTGTTTGGAATAAATTACCGGGCTAAAATTACCATTAGGTAAGTTGTTATAACCCGCTGCTCTTGGAAAAGCCATAATCCATCTCCTATTGTTTTGGATTGTTACAGATGCAAACAGTACAATTCTTGGCAGAGGCTGTCTAACGTAGGGTGTACCTTATATAAAAGTTGCAACTAATATACTTAGTAGGCCATGTTAATCAGGTAATCTTAAAGA